CTGATCCATCGCGCTGGCGAATTCCTTCGCTCGGTTCGCCTTCACGATGTTGTCTGCGATCTTGTAGAACGGAACGATCACTCGATACCCAGGCTCGCCCTCACTGAAGATGAAGACAGGGCGTACGGCATCACCGAACGCGGTCTTCTTCCTCTCCCAAATACCTTGGGTGCCATCGACATCACCTGCGAAATACTTCTGGGCGTTGCCCTTGCGCTTACTGCGCTTGCTGCCCGAGGCGTTGGCCTGCACACCACTGACAGTCTCGGCCGCACCGAGGCCCGACAGGATCTTCATGATCGTGCCGCGCGGTACGTTGCCGAATTGATTGAGTGCTGATGCTGCTGGGATTGCGTACTGCCCTGGCTTCATGATGCCGCGTGAGATTAATGCTTTCTCGAAACGCTTATGTGGTCGACGACCGCCCTTCACTGGCTGTTGCAGGTAGGTGTCAGCCGGTACACCCGATGTCCACGCATCCTTAAAGAACGTACGTGCCTCAGGGTTTCCCTTCTTGGCCGCCTTCACATAAAGGCTGTTCATAGTGGTGGACGTTGGCCGATCAAGGCGCGCCCTCATCACTGATAGCTCGCCCTGCTTAACGAGCATCGCCAGCCGCGTGGCCATCAGAGCAAAAGCAAAAGGAATCTGTTTGCTGCCGACCGTGCGCAATGCCTTGGAAAGTTCCTCAACATTGGTGCGAGCGTCGATCTTGAGCATGTCTCTCCCCACGAAAACATCTGACGCTGCGGCTTACTCGGCTCGCCGAGGAAGCTTGAAGTCGGCGAACCGATCAGCAAGATCCGCGATCTTCTTCACGCCAAGAAAGCCGATGAACACACCGGCAGCAGTGGCGAAGTTTTGCGGTAGGCCGAAGTACTCGAGCAACGGAATCAGGCCAATGGTGATCAGCGTGCACAGAGAGGCTTCAAGTAGTGCCTGACGCCGCGTGCCTCCACCGTAGATGATCCGCAACGCACCCACCACGAATGACAGTGCACCGGCGTAGATCGTCGGCGCATGCTGACTCAGCCACGCGAAAACGAGCAGCCAAGTGTCTGGTTTGTCGGGCATGTTTGGCATCTCGGTATCCTCCCGGCATGGGAGTGAAGGAATAAAAAGGTCTGTGTAAGCCCAGAAACAACCCAACATACAAATACAACATTTATGTTGTATTAACACAAAAATGTTGTAGAATGGACTCATCCAAACAACGAGGCGAGGTGATGAAGTTCAGCGAGTTCAGACGATGGTTGAAGGCCCAAGGGGTGACCTTCGAAGCAGGCAAAGGAAGCCACTTCAAAGTCACCGCCCCAAACGGCAACAGGAGCACCTTCGCGGATCACGGCAGTAAGGAAATGCCAGAAGCGACCCGCAAGGCGATCATTAAACAACTGGGGCTCTAAGAGCCCCTTCACCACATCTGAACGCTGGACCATCACCTCCGAGGAGTGACCATGTACGACTATGCAATTCGCTTTGAAGAAGAAGACGCACCAGGTGTTGCCGTCTTCTGCCGAGACTTGGCCCAACTGAATAGCTATGGCGATGACCGAGAGCACGCAATCAGCGAGGCACTGGACGCGATTGAATCTACCCTCTCGCTCTACGTCGATGAGCGTCGTACGATTCCGGAAGCATCTGCACCACTGGAGGGAGAGCACGTCGTTCATTTGCCAGCGATAACCGTGGCTAAGATCGCGCTATGGAACGCGATGATGGAACGGGATATGCGCAAAGCTGACTTGTGTCGGTTGCTCGGTGTGCATCAGGCCCAGGGAGATCGGCTGGTCGACTTCCTGCACACATCCAAGATGGATCAACTTGAAGCTGCCCTGGCGGCGCTCGGTAAGCGCCTCGCAATCTCTGTTGAGGCTGCTTGATGCGGGCAATGTTTCAAATCGGCTCCAGCAGCACTCCCAGCTCGGAGCAATGGGTGTGGTGGAGCCGAAAACGAAAAAGCCCCGGCAAATGCCGAGGCTCGATAACTGTAGAAAGCAAAAAGCCCAACTCAGGGTCGGGCTTTGCTCGCGGAAAAACCGCAAAGTAACTAAAATCTATATAACGGCCCCGGTCCTGTCAAGCAGCCTCTCGACGAATATCTAAAGCCCCATCAATCCATGCAATTCCGGCTTTCCAGAGCTGCCTAGTCTTCTCCTCACCGAACCCCAGCTTCTTGCCCACGTCGACCAAGGCCTTGTCTCGGGAGGTGTAGTACTTCATCAAGACATTGCCGCACTCCGGGTAGCGCTTCAGCAAACGACCCATCAGACCATCGATCATCAGGGCATCGTCATCAGTGATCATCGGCGTGTGCAAGGTGTTCTCTCGAGATGCGCAGCAGGACACTCCAGACCCCAACACGACCCAGCGGCCCCAATGCTCCAACAGGTCTTCCGATGTGCGCTCGGTGAAGCTCTTCGTTCTGGCCATTGATCAATCCCCTGTGAAGTTCGAGCCGCCGGCACCGCGGCGGTTGTTCTGTTCGTATTGTTCGTGGGCGCCCCCCTGTGCCTGCTTTGCCCTGGCCAACTCGGCGGTCATGTTGCGCAGCTTAAAACTGAGTTGCTGCACCAGGTCGGGCAACGGCATAGCCTCACCTGTGATGGCGCAGACCCAGCCCGAGGCGTTGCACTGGATGCAATCCAGCTGATGAAACACTCCACTGACGACCGTGGCGCCACGGCAGATCCCGCACACCATCAGTGGCTTCGCTTCGCGGCGAAAGGCGGGGCCATGCTGCTTTTCCATCGTTTTAAACCTCGCCTGGCTGATTACGAATGGCGTAGTAGCCCGGGCTCATGGCGTCATCAATTAACTTGTCCAAGTGGTAGGCCCAACTAATCGTGGATGTGTGCACGATTTGAATCGAGTGATCGCGAAACCAGCGATAGCGCTCGGCGTCCTTGCGCATTGCCTCATCGAAAACCATCAAAACCGGCGAATAACGCATGCGAACTCTTGGCGAGAACTTCCGATAGCGGGCGTCTGGCACGCAGCGAATGAGCCCGATTCCCGGGGCGCATTGCCAGTAGATCGCCTGGTTGCGCAGCGCCTCGTTCTCGGCCTTGAGTTGGTCTCGCTCGTTTTCCAGTTCGACTAGGGCGGCAACAGTCACCAGAATTCCCATTTTTAAACCTCGCCATTAACAAATTGTGGAATCACCTTGCAGGCCGCGTCATTCGTGGCTTGCATGGTGTTTTGCGAATCTTCATATCTAACGCCTGTCTGCCCGTGGATTGCTTCGAAGCCACGTCCATCTAACCAGTCGTGCCACTTCACCAACGCCAGTCGACGCTGCTCGGTGGCCTGGGTGTTGATGTAGGTCGAGGCAATCTTGCCCAGAGAGTGGTTGAGCAGCATCTCGCCGATATGGCCATCGATACCGAGGTCAGTCCACGCGGTACGGGCCACCTTGCGCAGGTCGTGGCTTGTCCATTCACCCTGACCCAGTCGCGTGAAAACGGCGCTGGCCTGGTTCTCGCTCAGTGCCATTCCACGGCGCGACGGGAACAGGTAGGCGCCCTCGTACCCGCCGGCCACTTGCCGCTCCCGGTACCGGCGAAGAAGCGCGCAGGCTTGATCGGTCAGTGGCAGGCGATGCTCCGTCTTGGACTTGGTGTGCTCGGCAGGTAGGAACCACTCGCGCTCCGGAATCGCGATATCAGCCCAGCGCGCCTGGCGGGTTTCACCGATGCGCGTGCCGTGACAAAGCATCATCAAGGCAAGCATGGCGTCACCTGGTGCGCTGTCGAAGCGTTCGGTCAGCAACGCGACGATGTCTGGCACCTGAACACCCCGGAGTCGAGCTGGCTTCGGCATGATGCGAGCCGTGGTGAAATCGACGAACTTGAGTCCGGCCATGGGGTTGGCTGGTATCAGGTCCAGCTTGCGGGCTTGACGACAAACAGCGGCCAGCAGGCGATAGATCTGCTGCACATAGGACAAAGACAGGATGGCTTGCAGGGGCCACATCAACTGCTGATCGAGCGTCTGAGCGTTTACTTCACGGATTGGCAGATCAGCGAGACGTGGTTTGAGGTGGCATGCGATCGCTGTCTTGCCGCCGGCCTTGCGTTTGTCCGACAGCGAGCGGTCGCGGGCCATCCGATCGGCGTACCAGTCGAGCAGATCACCCACAGTGGTCCAGGCCTCAACAGCTGCACTCGCGTTTGGGTTGAGCACCATGCGCTGACGCAACTCGGGCAACACCTCAAGCACCGCATTGACCTTCAAGTCGGGATACCCGGCAATCCGCCGCCACGAACGCTTCACCACCAG